ATAAGCGGCAAATTCTGCACCCACATACACAATGGGTTTTCACATTGGGCAATTTCTTCAACGGAAATAACCCAATTGTCATCTGCATCCTGAATTGGATTAAAATAGCTGTCTGGTGCATACCATTGGCCGACCAGTACCTCATGTTCTATTTCAGTTAGCAGCCCTACATAGGTGCTGTATTGTTCCGGGGTTAAATCTTTTAAGGTCATACGTTGCGAGATAAAGTATTTTGGTAGGCTTGAACTGCGGTTCTAAAATTGGCGGCTTCAGTATCGGTTAGGCCATCACCAATTGATGCAAAGGCACATTGGCGGGCAGAATAATTTCCTGCTGTACCGTTTGAATTAGTTGCACCAATGTATATGTTATGGTTTGGGTAGCTCGTTTGTGTTTTGGTATTGGTGTTGGTATTCAACAAAGAGCCGTTGAAATGCAATTTTAATACAACATTTGATGTCCGTGTACCAATTTGAAAACCAAGTGTGTTGGTGGTATTACTTTGTGTTGCATTTGTCGGATACAAACCATCATTAAACCCCTTGTTGCTGATGGCACTGAAATACTGAAACAAGTTAAAATTCAATCCTGCACCACTTTCGCAGCCCATGTCATGAGTATTGGTGTTGCTTATTTGTGTCCTTGAATAATGGCTGACGTGGTTGCTTTGTAAAGCTAACTGCGTTTGTGGGTTGCAATATGTATTTGCAAAAGCATTGGTTCCATTTGGCAAAGCCCCATTGCTGCTATGTGTCCAGCCACCTGAAAATACCAACCTGAATGCGGCATCCAAATTGCGTGGGTCTTTCAAGTTGAATTTGTGAGTTGAAGCAGTGCCGCCAACAAAAGGATAAAGTGCTTTCATCTTTGTCCAAATGCCATACGCTTTCAGGTCAACAACAAGCGTATTGATTGCCCTTTGCTGTGTTGCATCGGTTATTTCCGCTGCTTGAAAAAAAGCCAAAGCATCGGCATCGGTTCCACCAGCAACCACATAGCTTTGTACACCAATACCTCGCCTTATCATACGTTGTATGCTACGATGCTGCCACTTGTGAGCGTGATGCTGCTGATGTATTTATCACTGCTCACGCTGATAAATGTGCCCTGCTTTAAAGTTACTCCGGTCAAACCGATTGCGGTCATTAGGCTGGCTCCTGCTTCGTCAAGGCAAGCAGAAACAACGGCATCTGCGTTCACCACAAAGCCTTGAAAACGGCCAGTGTTTGCCGATGTATTGGAAACAACCTTGCAGCCAGTGAAGCCGCTCATAAAATCTAATGCTGTACTCATTTTTATTTTTAATTAATATTTGGAAAAGTTAAATTGTTGTTTGGTGTGTCGCAGTAATCACGAAGATTAGGGCAGACAAATTCAATCACTGCCGCAACTCCGGCAACAATGTCTGTTTTATCGTCATAAAACGGGGTGATTGCATCGTTTATATTCCAACTGCCTGCAATATTGCCACGATAAACGTAGCGAAGCATGGAGTAAATGTCCAACATCACCGTGTGCATATCGCTTATGCGTTCCACAGCATCGGTAAAATCTTCCCGGTGCCGATCCATGATAGCAACCGCAAAACGATAGCGCACTTGGTCAACGGTAACCTGACTACCATCAGGAAAAATCCGCATCAACGGGTACAGCTGCTCACCACTTGTATTAATATTCGGGTCAACGTTTATTAGCGTTGCCTTGATTTGCTTGTGGTTTTGGCCTGCCGTGTCCAGTGCTTCCAGTAGTTGGTTTATCGTTACCATTTAAAAATATCTTCAGTTTGTTTTCGTTTTTCTCCCTGACCTTGCTCATCCTTTTGGAAAGTCGTAATTGTAAAAGCAGTTGTCGTCACTATCTAAAATGAAGCCACCAAATAAAGCTTGGTTTTGTGGGTGGATTGTGTCAATGCCACTGCCGGGATTTAAGAACTCCGGGAACAGCGTATTGTTCTCGCACAAATAATCACGCAATCTTTCGCTGTAATATTGGGCCTTATTCAAATAGCTTTGCTCAACCCTTGTCAGTTGGTCAAGGTCAATCGCATTGCTGTTTTCTGCTCCCCTCGTTGACACGCTTTTGTTCATCATTTTGAAAGTCATAGGCAACATACTTTCAGTTACAATGAAATGGTACAAACAAGGTGCAATGTATTTGTTTACCAGCGTCAGGTAATTGCCTGCAAGTCCGGCACCATTGATGTCATCGCAAATCTTGTCATAAAGGCCGCTGCCAATGATGTCACGGATTTGGATGTCCTGCGCTGTACGCATGGCAGTTTGTAAAATCTTGCTATCAACGTTTTCGTCAATAGGGGTGTTCTTTTTTACGTCTTGTTCGCTTACGAAAAATGCAAAGTTTGCCATCAGTTCTTTCTCCTTACAACTTGTTGTTTCCAATAGTGCCTACAGTGCGGAATATGCAAGGGTGGTTCGCTGTCAGGTACGGTGTACCAGCCGCCACGCCTTGTCCATACATCATAACCCAATCGTGCGGTCAGTGTTTCGATGTCCTGCCTGCTGTATAAACGTGAAGCATCCACCATTTTCTTGCAAAATTCACGGCTTTTTCCACCGGGTTGCAGTGGTAAAGCATCCGGATCAAGGGTGTATTTCCACCGCAGCTCCAATTTTGGCAGCTTTCCGGTGTCGTTTATGTCCTTTTTGCCTATATCGGTAATCCGGATTGCGTTGTTTGTCCATTTGATTTTGCCAGTGTCCTGCAATTTCTTTAAGATTTTGGTCACCTCATCCGTATCAATTTTGGTTATTTCGCTAATTTCGTCAATGCTGGTTTGGTCATCGGCAGAAACAACGGCCAAAACCTTCATTTCATCTTTCCCAAGTTCAGCAAATTTCATGCTCACATCTTCAAAATTGCTGGCAGGCTCACCAAATTTCATGAATAAATCCAAATCTTTCCTATCATGCCACATGTGCGGCTCGCAAGAATTGAATGCTGCAGGCTCAACGGCTGGAGCCGGGGCCGCAATATCCAATACATCGCCATTTGGAATTGGTGGCAATCCTGCCAATGCACGTTTTTCGTTGATTGTCATGTTGGCCAGCACGTTATTTGCTACCAATGGCGACAATGAATTGATGCTTTCAATTACACGCTGTGCTGCATCCTTCACGGTTTGTGTGCTTGCTTCCATTCCTAATGCTTCCCTTGCTTCATCCATGCTTACAACCCCTGACTGATACAATTGCACGTAGTCCAAGCCGATAAATTCAGCACTACGGGTTTCGATTGTGATGCCGGGATATGCTTGTCTTAAAACGGTCTGCAAGCAGTAATCAATTTTGCGTTGGCGATGGTTCACATATTGCTTGTGAAATATCTCGTAGGCTTCAATCAATTCGTTGCGCTGACCAAGTGCGCCTTCCGTTCTCAAACCTGCCAACACCGGTGGAATAGCATGGGCAATTACGATTTCACTTTGCACGGTTTCATTCAACATCAAAAACTGCTCATCCATATTTGATGGCTGCAAGTGGTTGATGGTGGCCGGCTGCTCATTGTTCTCGTTGAACTGAATTAGTACACCGCCTGCATTGTCCGTGCCGATTGTGCGCTCCTTAAACTTGCGCTCAAATATGCGGGCTTGCTCCGGGCTTGGTTGACCTTTGAATAACTGCACCAATGTACCATTGCTGAACCCGTTGCGGATATTGTTGTTGTGGAAGTTTGCGATTTCCACTTCAATTTCAACGTACTGCAATCCATGCTGGTATGGTGGCAATGGGTAAACCCCTAATCCTGCCTGATATTCCCTTGCGTAGTAAAGTTGTACGCTATAAGGCTGTGCTGTAACCGGGTTAAAAGCCGGGTAATGCTTCACATCTTCTGCCTTGTATTTCTGCCAGTCCTCGACATACTGATAACTTTTGTGGTCAAGTGTCCGAACCTTAGAAAAATCCACATGATATAAAGCAGAAATTTGACCAATGCGGTTGTAATGTACCTCAAAGCATAAGCCGTTGAAGATTTCAAAATCCAAGGCTAATTTGGCCTTAAGTTCGTGCAGTCCTTCGTATGGGTTGATGTAATCAAGAACCTTTTGCGCTTCATCGCTGCCTTCAATCACGCATTCGTCACCGGAAACAAAACGTGCTTTTGTGCGCACGATGGCTCCATGCTTTGGCGCCCGCATATAAAATTCAAGCAGGGATTGCGGAAAGTCGTTTTTTTCCCCATAGGAAATATATCCTTTGGATTTTTGTTCCTTGAATTTAGGCAGTTTTGTTTCTGCAAAATCTATTTTTAGTAGCTCAAAGCTCATCCTACGTTGTGTTGTTTAATGGTTAGGTTTACATCGTGGTCATTGAATGGGGTGTGGCTGGTGCTTACATAAGCCAATCCCCGATCTATTTCTTCATTTGCCAACAAATAATTTGTGTTGCTTGAAGATGTTTGTGCGTATAGTGACCAGTAATGTGTACCGATTGCAAGCGTTTTGGCTGTGGTGCTGCCCTCGGTAAATGTAAAAAGTTGGTATCTATTGGGTGCAGTGCTTGTGTCCGTGACTAAAAATGCCTTGCGCTCCTGCGACATTTCGCTTTCAAAAACCAACAAATAATAAACCGGGGAGATTGTCACTTTCTCCTTGCCGGTGATTATTAATTCGGGGCTTCCTGCTTTGGTAATGTACAGCATCTAATTCAAATAGTACACTTTTTGGAAGCATAACAAAAAAGGCCACCTTTCGGCAGCCTTTCTTGCAAACTATGAAAAACTAAAATCAGGAACCAAGAGCAAGCGAAGTTACAACACCGCTTTGAACTTTCAAAGGTAAATCGGTTTCTTTGTGCAAAAAGTTCAACACATGACCTTTGAAGTCACCAAACGCTTGTCCGAAATTGCTTTCGCTCTGCTGTAATTGTGCGCCATAATCGGCACCCAACAGCCAATAGTCACCACTTGCATCCAAGGCAATGGCTAACATTCTGTTTTGAGCAAGCAATTTTATTTCGTTGCGCTGTGCTGTGGTCACTTTGTGCAGACGAGCAACCAAGTCGGCTTCGTAATAAACGGTTCCGTTCTCGGTTGATGGGATGGTTCTCCAAGTCATGGAAGCAGTTTCTTTTTCAAGCTCATATTTGAAAAATACTTTTGCACCTGAAAGGGTTAATGCGGAAACTTCTCCGCTTGATTTTGTCAATGTAGATTTGGCATCGAATTCAACGAGCCAAATTGTCTTAATTCCGGCTGATGCAGTCTTGCAATCAAGGGTAAATCCGGTTGTGAGTTGGCAGGGCATAAATTTTTTTTTAATTAAAAAGGGGGTAGGGTTGTGCCCCACCCCCCGTGTTAAACTTTAGTTCAGTGAATTACAATGAGAACAGTACCGTTTGGTCAGGGTAGGAAATGGCAACCCCGGCCTTAAAAGTAGACCTAAATCTAACTTCGTCTTGATCAACGGAGAACCAAAATTTAAACTCCTCGCTGTCATCCATCATGTCCGTTCCCATATAGAACTGTGACCAAAGACCAGCAACGATTTTGTTTGTTCCGTTCATTCCGTTCAAGCCGTAGATTTTGATGCCGGTGATAGGGTCAACAATTTCCATTTCTGCGGTTTCAGTAGCAGCATAGTGGAAAAGGTTAGCACCAACCAACCAAGTGCGGTAAAGTCGGAAGGTGTCGGTTCCCATTGCGATGAACAAATCAGGCTTGCCCAACAAAGCAGCAGGAATTACGCTGTAAATTGTTGCGATAATGTCGTCAATGTTTGAGGAAGTGATAGAAGTGTAGGCGTTACCAACGTTACCTTTGATTGGGTCACCAGCACCACCGAAACCAAGGGCAGTCAATTGGGTAAGGAAACCATCCCATTTGTTCAAGTTGCCATTACCACTTGTAAGGTCACCCTGCCAAATAGCAGTTTCGATAGCTTCTGCGATTTTAGCTGCTTTTTCAAGACCAATTTGCTCTTGGAATACTCCCAAGTCAACGGGTGAACCAGCGGCCAAGCCTTGCTGGGTGAATTTGGTTTCCAAAGTTTTAGGGCAAAGAGTTTCTTCAACCTTAACTTTTCCAACGGTCAACACACGCTGACTGATGGTGGTAGTTCCTGATGGGCTATATCCGCAACCATCGGTTTGGAAGAATACATCACTGCTCAAAAGAGGAAGTGCTTCGGCTGATTTGATGCCGGGAATAACTTGTCCAGCAGCCTGCAACAAAGATGCAGTTTTTCCACTGAACATTGCTTTTACTAAAAGCTCTAATTGGGTTTCCTTCGTATAGTTGGTCAACCCTGATACTACAAATGCCATGTTTTATTTATTTTTTGTTGTTTTTAAGTGCAGAAGCAAAACCTTTCAATGCTTCGTTTTTTTCAGTTTTAACCGGGCCGAAAGGTTTGTTGGTAGGCTCGGGTGATTGTGATGCAAACTTTTCAAAAACGCTGAATGTTTCTTCAACCTTGCTGCCAAGGGAAACCAGCATTTCTTCCAGTTTTGCGATGCGGTCGTTCAGGGCTGCAAATTCTTCCTTGCTGGCAAATTCATTGGTTTCAACTTCAACTTCAACTTCGGGAGCTTCCATTTCTTTGGTTTCAATGTTTTCAATAATGCCATTAACGGTAGTAATCAGCAATCCT